CTGGCCCTTGATGATAAAGTCGTCGCTGCGCTGGATGCCTTCGAGCGCAGAGGTTTTGACCTTGATGCTGGGCAGCACGAGGATTTCGCCTGACTGCCCGATGAATTCGGTGTTGCGGCGGAAGATTCCGCGGATCGGGTCGAGGGGCACGCCGGAGCGCTGCACCTGGACGTCGATGCCGAATTCATCAAGGAAGGCGTCAAGGTCTGCTTCATCAAAGGCGGGCATGGGTTATTTCGCGGCCTTGGCGCGCTCGTTTTTGAGCTTGGGATCGCAGGGCACGGCTTTGCCGGAGGCGACAAGGTAGCGGGCGTCTTCGGCGCTCAAGTCGCGGCCGGTGATGAGCACATCGCCGGGGCGGGCGACGTATGAGCCGCCGGAGCTTTGGGCAATGGTGGTGCCGCGCTTGATATCAACAGCGTCGATGGTGGTCTTTTTTTCTGCCATGTCTTGGTTTCTCCTCTGCTTATATGAGCCGGGCGGGCCTGCCCCGCCCGGCGATCAGGTTAGGGTGGTTGCTTAGCCGGTCAGGGCGTCTTTCATGGCGGCGAAAGACTCGGCCCGGCGCACGGCAACGTCGGCCATCATGAAGCTGGTGAGCTCGATCAACCCCTGCTTCTTGAGGGTGTAGGGATCGGCAATAATTTCGATGACGCCCCATTCGCCGATCATCAGATCATTCCAGTTGCCGTAGATGATGGCGGAGGCGACGCCGGTGCTGGTGCCTTTATCGAGGTTGCTGGGCACCTGGTTGGATGCGGCGGCGCGGTAGCCGTTCATTTCGCCGAAACCGCCAGTCCCTTTTTCCCAGATAAACTGAGCCGTGCCGCTGGCTTTTTCGGTGGTTTTGAGGGTGCCGCGCACTTTGGCGTTGGTCAGGTACGCGAGGTTGCCGATATCGGCGTTATCGACGGCGACGGCGGTTTCGAGACCGACGATGTGATCCCAGGTGGGGGCTGCGCCGTTGTCGCCTCCTGCGACATCGCCGATGCCGGTGGTGTTGAGGATTCCGCGGGGCTGGTTGTCTGCACCGCTGCCGTTGATGGCGGCGAGATCGAGGCCGAGGGCGTTGATGGCGGCGAGGTCGTCACGGATGAGCTGTTCGACATCTTCGCTGGCCTGGGTGAGCAGCTGGCGGCTGACGGAGGTGGTGGCCTGTGCGCTCTTGGGCGACATGGCGACCTGCCCCAGGAAGTTGGAGAGATCGGATTCGCTGACGTTGGTGCCGGAGTTTTCAGCCATCCATGACAGCGCAGCGGATGCGATCTGTTTCGGGAACGACAGGTTGCCCTGCAGTCCGGAGAGGACGCGGGCGCCAAGGGCGCGGGTCATCATCTTGTTGCGCAGGATCTCGATCAGCGGCATGAGCGCGGTATCGACTGCGGCCCCGCCTGCGGCTGCGGTGAGGGTATCGGCGGCGGTGGCGGCGCGGGCACCTCGGCTGCGCAGGGAGAGCGGAACAAAGATGCCGTCGGAGGAGCGGCCGAGCTTTTTTTCGATCTCGCGGTGGATGTCCATTTCGATGCCGTCGTTTCGCTCGCCAAGGGCCATCAGGATGGCGTTGCGCACGGAGTAGTCGCGGTCTTCGCGCTCGTTTAGCTGGACGTCGGGCGGTTCGGGGAGGTTTGGGGCTTTGACGTTGGAGCGCATTTTTTCGAGCACTGCGGACTGGAAGGCTTCGACCCCGCGCCCGTTGTCAATAAACTGGCGGGAAAGCTCGTCCATGCCATCGATGCGGTCACCGAACGCGCGGGCAACGGCCTGGATGTTGGTGATTCTCTGGCGCTCGTTGGCGCGTTCCTGCTCGAGGTTGACGGTGGGGGCTGCGGGCTGCTGGGGCTCGAGGCCGCGGCCGTGGCAGCGCGGGCAGGTGTCGGATTCGTGCTCGTGCCCGCAGGCATGGCATCTTTTCATGGTCTGGCTCCTTTTTTCGGTAGATTGATTAACTGTGACGGGGACGTCGCGTGCTTCGCTGTATTCGAGGCCGCGCCCGACACCGACGGAGATATCGGCAGGCACGGAGACGATGGAGATCTCGAGCGGCTCCCAGTCGACGGCGCGCAGCACGTCAGGTTGGCCGTTTTTGCCCTCCTCCTCGAGGATGAAGCGGTGGACGTCGTATGACAGGCTGACGTTGGGGCGGATGCCATCGACAATGTCATCCCAGATCTCTCGAGCGCGTGCGCTTTTGCCGAGGCGCACGAGAGCGCGGCCTTTGCGGCTCTCCTCATCGATCCAGGCTTTTTCCACGACTCCGACCTGGTCGCGGGTGTTGTGGTCCATCAGCAGCGGCCCGGATGCGTTGATGCGTTGCAACCGCACCTCGTCCGGCCCGTGACCGAGGACCTCGATGCCGAACCAGCGGACAACCTCTCGCGTTTCAGACGAGAAGCTCATCTCGACAGTTCTGGCATCGTTGTCGATGGTGGCACGGTCGAATTGCAGGGCGCGCAGCTGAGGCCCCTGCATTTTGACCGTACGTGTCAGGTTCTGCTTTTTTTTGGCTTGTCTTGGCATGGCTGCAGTCCTTTATTCGGATTCCGGACGCTTTGCCGGGGGTTGAATGCCGATCTCTTTTTCGAGCTCGGCTTCGCGCTTGAGCGTTTCGAGGTACTCTTCGTAATCGGTGCCTTGCTCTGCGTGCAGATCGGTGAGGGTGAGCCCACCGTATTTGAGCTGCCGGTCTTTTGCGGTGACATCCTGAATGGGGTTGATGTAGCCCCAGCGGCGCGGACGCCAGACGTGCGGGCGGTATTTTTCGATTTTGCCGGCGGGCAGGCCCAGGGCGTTGCTGAGCAGTGCATAGTCGAGCCATTCGAGGTAGACATCTTCGCAAAGCCATTCGATGAGCCACTGCTGCAGCGATTTGAAATATTCGCGGTCTTCTTCGGTGCCGAAGCGCACGGAGGAGAAGTTGACCTCGCTGAGATCGTTGCCGAGGCTGACGTAGTTGAGGCCGGCCCCGGCGGAGAACTGGCGGTGCATGCGCTTCATGAACGGGTCGAAGTTACCGGCGGGGTGCTGGGGGTCGAACTCTTTGATGCGGTAGCCGCGCGGAACGATGCCCATGGTGCCGGCTTCGAGCTCTTCAATGAATTCGCCTTCGTCGTCTTCTTCGCCTTCGTATTCGCCTGGCTCTGCGTCGGGGTCTTGCTCGTAAAAGGCCATTTTGCTGGCGGCGACGAGGCTTGCGACGAGCTCTGCTTCTTCGTAGCTGTCCATCTTCTTGAGCCTTGCCATCCCGGCATGCAGCCAGGGAACGGCGCGGGTCTGCCGGCAGAATTCGGGCAGGTAGAGGTGGACAATATCGCGTGCGGGAACAGTCTCGTGGCTGAGCCCGCGCTGGTGGCCGTAGATGTAATCGCCGGGGTGATTGCGCAGCAGGTGGTAGTTGACGGGGCGATCCCACTTGTCGACTTCGACACCCATGCGGATGGTGTTGCCGTTGGGCAGTTTGGTGTTGAGGTTTTCATCGAGCACGTCGGCTTCGATGAGTTGCACGGCAAAGCCGTACTTGTTGGGGAAGCCGCGATGCTTTCGGATGAGGATTTCGCCGTCGCGTGCGCTGGTTTCGAGGGCGACGGTTAAAACGTCGCGCCAGGTGAGCTTGCCGGTTACATCGCACATGCCGCGCTTGCCCCATTCGCGCCAACCCGCTTCGATGCGGTGGTTTGCATCGCGGTCGCTGTTGCCGTTGGGGTAGTTGCAGCGGGCCTGCAGTTTGATGCCTGCGTGGCCGACGACGTTGTTTTTAAGCAAGCGGCAGAAATGCTTGGCGGACTCGTTGTTGAGGTAGAGATCGCGCGAGCGGATGCGGGTTTTGCGCAGGGCGAGGCGGATGGATGCATCGATGCTTTGGCCGCCGGGGTTCCAGCTGGACTGAAGACGATCGCTTGCTGCGGCCTTGAAACCGCGCATGGCACGCAGGCGGGGGTTGCGCACGAGGGTCTGCCGGGCAGCGCAGGTGGTCTGCTGGGCCTGGTGCTCGATGCGGCTGGTGCCGGTGGCCTTTTTGAGAAATCCAAACATCTATGGCCCTCTATAGCCGAAATTTAATCGTGCGGCCGCTGCTGCGGCCATGGCTGCGGCGCTCTCTGGCTTCGGCGGCGGCGATTTCGTGCCGGTAGCGCTGGCGGATTTTGAGCAGCTCGTCAAAGGGGGTGCGCACGATGCGTTCACCATCGATCCACATTTCTTGCTGGTCGCGGGTGGCGCGGCCTTCGATGACGGCTTCGATGGCTTCGACGACTTTTTGCGCGTGACTGCGGGGGTCGAAGGTGGCATCGGCGGCGGTGAGATCGGGCGTGACCTTGAGGCGGCCGGTGTAGACGGTGCGCCGCTCGCTGCCGTTTTCGACGTAGCCCTGCACGGCGTAGGTGCCGGCGGTTGTGAGATCTGCGGGGGCAATGGTGATGATATGGGTGTCGCCGTCGCTGGAGCCG